GGGTGGGCGACTTTTCGGAAGTTCTTCTTTCGAAGAGTACTTTCTAAGTGTTGCCAATTGAATGGCTGCCCTTAGCTCACTCGGTGTTGGTCTTCAAGATCATCACTTTAAAGGAAGCGGGTCCATGTCCGATCCCGGATATCCCATAGTGCAGAGTACCCACTACGAAGATACTTTCTATCTGTATGAAACAGATAGTGGTAACGTCGTATCAGACTTCACTTATTCTGGCGGTATTCAAAATTACCGCAAAGATAAGGGAGGTGTGGATACTCCAGGTTGGCCCAACGCCCCTCTACGGAACAATCCGTATTGGGTTTTTGAGCTTAAATTTCCTGATAGCACTGTTCACCTCAATGCTAGTCGTAATTTCGTCTTTCCGAGGTTAACGGCCAGACAAGAAATCTCCCTACTGCGTTTGGCAGGGGGAGCTGATGAGGTGATGAATCATTGGATTTGGCCAGTTGTCGGCAGCTGTCGTGCTGATTCTCAGTACGCTGCTGTCAACAAGTTAGCCTCCAATGTCCAGTCAAGCCGCATAAACCTTTTACAGGCTTATGCAGAACGAGAGCAGGTTGCAAACCTCGTTGCCTCCACAGCCAGAAGGATAGCCGACTCGGTTATCTCTCTACGCCGTGGAAACTTCGCGCATGCAGTCTACTCCTTGACTGGGTCCCAACCTCAAAGGGGTCTGTCCAGAGGGATCAAGCGCCGTTACGGTGGTATACCGGAACAGTGGTTGGCTCTCCAATATGGATGGAAACCCTTGTTGTCCGATGTGTATGGCTCTTGCGAAGAGCTAGCTAGGACCCTAGTAGGCAGAAATTGTGATGCCTATGAGGCAATTGGCACGGGTAAAGGAGCTGTTTCTGGCTCCTCATACGTGACAACTGTCGATACACCAGATTTTGAGGTGTATTGGGACCTTCGCTCGCAGTCGAAAGCCTGCGTTACGTACCAAGTCTTGTCCGAAGGGGCAAGTTTCTTGGACCGGACGGGCATTACTAATCCTCTACTCTTAGGCTGGGAACTTCTTCCCTGGTCTTTTGTAGTTGATTGGTTCTACCCGGTTGGAACTTTCCTCGAAAACCTTAATTTCTCCAGCGGCCTCGGTTTTAACCGTGGTTACTGTAGTAGTAAGGTTGAGGGGACTGTTGGGATTCGGACGAGGAATGAAAACAAACGTCCTTTCACCTTTGATGAAGGTGGTTGGACGAGTGGCAG